GGCAACTTTAAATACCCATTAGATGAAATGAACTCAGCTTATAAAGGTATGTTTGGTGCCCAGTTCACACGTAACACAGTTAAGCGTAATGCCGAAGGTGCTATCACCAAAGAATATACGCCATTGAAAGTGTTGGGTAGTGATGGTAAACCTTTTACACAGGAAGTTGGTAATGGTTCTGTATGTAACATTAAGATGTTTGCATATCGTAACTCTGATGGCATGTTGGTGGTTATGTTAGACACTGTTGTGGTACTTGAGCATGTCCCATACAACCGTGAGAGTGAATACTTTGATGAAGAGCTTGGTATTATGATTAAGATGGATGAGGTGGCTAAAGAGGCTCCAGTGGATGCTGAGTTGATGAGTCCTCCTAAGCAGTCTAAACCAGAGGTTAAGAAGCAAGAACCTGAGCCAGACTTTGACGATAGTACAATTCCGTTCTAGCAAGTAGTTTATGTATATAGAGTTTTATAATAGAGTAGGCTGTTAATAGCAGCCTTTTAATTAGATTAATTAGGAGGAAGCAATGAATTTTATTAATGTATGGTGTGAGTATGATATCAATGGTGACTTTGGTGGGAATAACAATGAAGCAGTCTTCTCTGTAGCATATGGAGCTGATGTGGAAGGATTACTCACTAAACGTTATGCTTACTTATGGGAAGAAGTTAAAGATGGAGATGGTGACGAAACGTCATTATTGGAAGCAGGTTTAATGGGTTGGGATTATATCACACTAGAGGAGCTTAAATAATGTTACCAACAGACCCATCAGCACGCACAGTAGTTAACAAACGAGTACAAGAATCAGTTGCATTACTAAATGAGATTGAAGGTATTAAAGAGGATTTAAAAGCTATCACTGAATCATGTAAAGATGATTATGATATGGCTCCAGCAGACTTCAATGGTATTGTTAAAGCAGCATATAATCGTGATAAGGTGGAGCAGCAAGTTGAGAAGTTGCAGACTAGTTTAGCGGAAGCTGATATTCTTAGTAAGTAATAAATTACAAGTTAATTAGAAATTAGATTAACACATCTAAAGCCCCTACAGAGATGTGGGGGCTTTTTGTTTATATGGAGGAAATATTGTATGAGTTTCAAACCAACAGGTTCTATTGCAGATGAGCATTTGTTTGAACAGCCACCAGAGCGTGATAACAGCGTTATTGTGGTTGTGGATGGTGATGAGCTATCTTATGTCACAGCAGCAGCGTGTGAGCAACGTGGTGTGACAATTACCAACACACAGAATGAGAAGTCACAAGGGTTCAAGAATAAAACTGAGTTCTTTAAAATGATTAAAGGTTTGGAATACCCAGATGACTTATTCACAGTAGAAGAGACACAGGTAGCAGAGCCAACCCAGAATGCTTATAGCACAGTAAAGAAGAAGCTGTTTGCTATTCGTGAGAGATTCAATACAGATAATATTGAAATCTATATTGGTGGTGTTAATAATTTCCGAGATAGTTTGCCCTTACCAGTGAAGTATAAAGGGGGTACACGAGATAATGCTATGCGTCCTATTCTTCTAGATGATATTAAGAATTACTTGGTACAGTATCATAAAGCTATTGTAGTCAATGACATAGAGGCCGATGACTTTTTGTCCATACGCAGTCATGCTGGTTTTGTTAGTAAACAAAAGATTATTGCCTATACACAAGATAAAGATCGACTCGCCACAATGGGTTGGTCTTGTTGTCCAGATAGAGGAAAGAAACAGTTTGAACCATTGTATGTTGATGGTCTTGGATTATTAGAAATTGATGATAAGAAGAAGGTAAGAGGTCATGGACGTAAGTGGTTATACTTCCAGTGGATCGCTGGAGACAAAGCCGATGTATACTGCCCTAGAGATTTAGTGGAAGTTATTAAAGGTAAGAAGCCAGTGTTCGGTGAGAAGAAAGCCTATGATTTATTAGTTAACCTAAACACAGATAAAGAATGCTTACAGGTGGTACACAACCTATATCTTGATTGGTTTGGAAAAGAACCATTCTCATACACAACATGGGATGGTAAAGAAGTGGAGGATGTAGACTATATCTTTGCAATGCAATTATACTTAGACTGTTGTCGTATGCTTCGATGGGAAGGTGATAAGGTGGTGGTAAGTGATATGTTAACTAAGATGGGGGTATTATAAATGAATAAAGTACAACAATTAAAAATATTACTTGAAGATATGAACTACGCTTCTATGATGGAAGTTATAGACTGTTGTTGGTATCAGGACGGTAGAGATATATCTTGGAATGGTTTTAATGATAAACACGATTTAGCAAATGAGGAAGGGGACAATTATAGCGGTTATATGACAGAAGGTGCCACACAATGGGAAGGGTATACTATTATTAACTTAGACACACAACAAGGGTATTGGGTGACTTATTTATTCAATAATGAAATGAAAGTTTCTCGACAGGAGATGGAAGATTTATATGAATAAGAATCCTTGGGAAACAAAAGAAGGTAAAGCTATATGGAAAACAGAGGCTACATATTGGACATGGTTACGTGGCGCATTGAGGAAATTATGGTGTGACTATCCCCTCCGTCAGCAGTGGAAGAAAAATAGTTTACGTCCTGTAACCAAAGAAGAACGTGCAGCTAAGAAGTATCACCCATCTACCAAGAACGTAGGTCAGTGTAGTATGTGCGGTGAATGGATGGCTGGTAGTAAGCTTGAGTGTGACCATAAGATAGAATCTAAAGGTTGTACCTCTAGAGAGACAGCAGAGAGCTTCCTATGGCATTGTGGTGGGTTAGTGGGGGATGACTTTAGGTTGGCCTGCAAGCCATGTCATAAAATTCAATCTTACTCCCAGAAGCAAGGTATCACATTTGAAGAAGCCACTATCCAAAAGAAAGCTATTGAAATACTAAAAGACAGCAAGAAGTGTTTGACATGGTTCAAAGAAAGAGATATTATGTATCCATCAAATGCAAAACTTAGACGTGAAGCTATTATTAAATACTTAGAGGAGAACAAATAAATGATAAGTAAAGAGGAGGTTCAATCCTTATATGAGGAAGTGAATACAGTAGTGGAACTCAGGAAGACTTGGGATGCATATGAGTTCTTAATAGAGCTGCGGGATAGGTTGAGCTTGAAACTGATATTACCAGAGGAGGACAAAGATGAAACTATTTAATTTCTTTATCAAGAAAGCAGAGAAAACCCCAACTGAACTTAAAGGTGCTATTGAAACTTGGGTTGTTGGTTGGAGAAGTGTATATTGCTATGTAGGGGACTCTTATTATACAGAATCCCACTTTCAATCATTCACCACAAAAGCTTCAGCACAAGAGTATGCCAATGAACTAAAGATGGCGCGTAAGCTCTTAGGTGATAAAGATTTAGGTGTATATGTTGAGAAACAAACACCACCAACCAATGTATAAAAGGGAGAATACATAATGACACAGTATAAAATTCAAGTGGGAAGTTGGACTAAATTACCAGATGGTAAAGTTCAAGAGGATACACGAGATATCATGGAGATGATGGCTGATGATGTTGGGGGTAAGGTTGAAAATTACAGACCAAGCGTGAATGAGCCTTGGGAAAAACTAGGGATTATTACGGATTACATTCTCAAAGTATATGATGGTACAGACTACAAAGACCAAGGTCTTGTTAATCAAACCTCACTATTCATCCCATATGAGGAATTACAGAAAATGTTAAAGGCACCAAAGGAACAGGAGGTGCCAAAGGTATCCTCCCTACTAAACACAAAATTAGATTGCCGTAAGGCAGATGGCACTATTGATGAGGAATTGTCACGAGCATTCCAAGAAGCTTGTTTTGAACAGGGAATTCCAAGTGGGAGTATTTTAAATAATAGAAAGTTCTTATTTAATACGGAAGGACATCATGGTGTCACATGGGGAGATAGTGAAGCTGGTTTTGACAACCATGAGAATACCCAAATCAATTTCAAATACCACCGCACATTAACTTGGGAAGCTACAGAAATTGAACCAGTTACACCAGAACCAGTAGATGAAATGGTGGATATTTGTGGTGTGGAATATTCAGCGAAAGAATTGAGCGAAGCTTTGGCTTTGATTAAGTCAGCACGTAAAGGATAGGCGTATGTCTAAATACACAACATACCAACTACACCAATTCTTAATTAAATTAAATAAGAGATTGCGTAAGGTGGATGCATCTGCTAATATAT